TAATTAATTTTCCTTTTTTTTCATTTGGATAATCACTTAAATATCGTATATCAAATTTATAATATTGATTAGATTTTTTTAATAATCCTTCAACTTGATAACTATCATTTTTATGCCATATAACATTTGTAAGGCATTTATTTACAAAATCTATATTCATAGATTTATAAAATAACTAAAGAACTATCATTTTTACCTATATTTCCTTTAGGTAAAATATTCATAGCAAGAGAATATCTAATATCTTTTGTAGTATTTGCACATATTTTATGCATTAAACCCGAAGAAAATACAATAAGGTCTCCGGTGCACACTTCATAATCCCAACCAGTACAATTATATTCATTGTGTTCAATAGTATTAACTGCATAAGAAGTAAGATCATATCTATCTGATGCAAAATTTATTTTAAATTTTCCAGGAGAAAAAGGGTAATATACCGCTGATAACCAAAAATTTTTATGATTATGTAATCTTGAATCACAATTAGGATATGTTTTAGTTACCCATGAGTTAATTATAGTATGCTCAACATCATATTTCCATATTTCTTTAATTGAAATATTTAAACATTTATTAACTTTTTCTTTTATTTTTTCTCCACTTTTTATTTCATCAAGTATTTTTATGCTGCTTGATTTAAGTGCTCTATTTTCACACTCATTATTTAAAAATGTAGTATCATAAGGTACTTGTTCAAATTCTTTTAATATTTCTTCATTATTTAAATTTAAATTTTTAAATATTATAAAACTTGATGTAAATATTGGTTGTACAAATGCTTCTATATTCATTACTATTTATTTTTAACAAAGTTAGGTAAACCTAATAAAGGTCTTTTATCATATAAATTACTATCTTTAAATTTTCCATCTACATAATTATAATGTAAAAAAACTTGAGCACAAATATTACCTTGAAATTCTTCTCTCCAATGTTCTAATTCACAACCAGAATAAACTAACATGTCTCCTGGTGTTAATTCTATTTTAACTCCTTCTAAATAAATAGGCCACATATCTCCACCTAAATTTAATGTTGTTGAAATTTCACAACTTGTTCTATCTTTATGTTTGTGAAGAATACATCCTTTTTCATAAATTCTAGCATAAGAATAAGTAGGTATTAAATTAAGATTAGTTTCTTTTTTCATTATAGGCATTACTTTTATAAGTAATGTTTCCATAACAAAATCTGCATAATGACAATATGCGTTTGAAATTTGTGTATCTTTCCAACTTCCTAAAACAGCTGTTTGACGAACAATATTATTTTCGTACATATATTTAACAGCTTCTCTTTTAAGAAGAAAATAATCAAATACAAATTTAGCAAGTTCTTTAGATATAGCTTTTTTTATAATTTGATATTTATTTTTATTAAAGCTCATTTGAAAGGAGGTCCTGTAACCCAAGAAACTAAAGAATTTCTTTCACCTTTTGTAACAGGTGTAACCTCATGTAAAACGTAAGATGGAAATAAAATTAAAGTCCCTTGTTTTTTATCCATAAGCACTGGTTCATCATTATCATATAAATAAAGTTCTCCGCCTTCATATTCTGACGGATCACTTAATTGAATAGATAAAGATAATTTACGAATAAGAGTTTTAAATCCTCTATCTATATGTTTTCCATATTTTCCACCAGGTGCTTTATAATTAGTAAATTGAAAACCTTCATTTAATCCATATAAATCAAAATCAAAATATCTTTTATTTAAATTTGTAATAATATCTGTGCAGTGTTTAAATACCCAAGCCATATCGTCATTTGGATAAAGCCAAGATATTTCACTATCTCTAATACCATTAGTTTCTTCTCCAGAAGTTTTACCTTTAATTAAACCTCTTTTTTTTCCTATGTCAATAATACTTAAACATTCTTCTTTTGAAAACGCATTATCCCAATAAGCATAAAAACAAGTTTCATCTAATTTAAAAGGCCAAGATGTATTAAAATTAATTTCTTGCATAATCGTAAAAATTACTATTAAAAGATATAATCGTTTTTCTTTTATTAGTAAAGTTTTCAGGTGATCTATGATAAAGATGTCCTGAAAATGTAAGCAAATCTCCTTCCTCTAAGTTTAATTTTTTATAATTTAATATTTCAGTTCCTAAATTTTTAAATGGAAGTTCAACGAAATAAACATTTGTAAAATTAGTTTTTGAATGATTATGCCAGCTATGCAAATTTGATTTTTCGTATTGTTGAAACCAAATATTATCTATAGACCATTTTTTAGAATTTAAGTTAATAGTTATTTTTTCCATATAAGGAGTAATTATTTTATAAAAATAATTTAAATATTCTCTTTTAAAATCTTTAGGTAATGTCCAATCTGTATTAGAGATGCTTTGTTCTTTTTCATTTATAGAAGTTTTAGGTATTTTATCAATTAAAAATAATAAATCTTTATTAATTTCTTTATAATTATTTACTTTAGTTATTAGTATCATATTAAAAATAATTAAAATTTATAATATATCTTCTTTCCGCATCTGTAGAAGTACATCCTCTATGTTGTGTTTTAGCTGGAAAAATAACTATTTTATTTTCTTCTGCTTGAATAAATTTTATTTCATTATTAATTTTAAATTCTGTACCACCATTACAAGTTGTTAAATATAAAATTGCTGTAGTTGAATCATATTTATAATCTATATGCCAACCACTTTTATTAAAAATTTTATTTAAAATTAAATTAGCTCTTATTTGAATAGGAGCTATAACATTTAATTTTTTTAAAATAGGAATTATATGTGGTCTATATAATTCAGAATATATTTCATAATTATTAAAAAAACCATATGTAAAATATATATTTTTATCAGTATCTGTCATACTGTTTCTAATTCTCCAAGGAAAATCATCATTTAATATAATATCTTTTATTTCTTTAAATTGATCTTGAGGTAAAAATTTTTTTATGATATTCATACTAATTTTTTTATAGTATGATTTATACTATTGATATACCTAATTGAATCTATATAGTTTTTTATGTTGTTGGTATATCATACTCAATCCAAGCTTGAGCAACTTCATCCCATTCATACCATTTATTTCCTGTCAAAGCTGGCATTGGTATAGGAGCTTGCCATTCCCAAGTTGGTCCTGAAATTGTCCATGATTCACATAAACGATTATTTATATCTACAGGTCTTGGTCTATAAAAAACATCGTTGGCTTCATCATAAATATATCCAGGTGCTGCAGTATTTCCTCTAAGAGGTGTGCCACCGTTAAGATGAACTCCGTGTCTAGTGTTATATGAAGTTTGACGTATTTTTAAATTTTGATTATTAAGTATTTTTTTTAAAAAATCAATTCCTACTTGTTCACTAGTAGCCACATCATTAGATACTACTAATACATTTTCAACTATATTATTTTCATCTATGATTGCAAAATGTGCCATAATTTTTATGCTAGATATGTTCCAGATCCTTTATATATTAAAATTGTATCATCTCCATCAACTACTTCTACAGGACTTCCTGTTGTAACTCCTGAGTAACCAATAGTTGGCATTCTTAAAATAACAACACCTGATCCACCATTTCCAAAACCCCAAGTTCCGCCGCCACCACCGCCTCCAGTGTTAGCCGCTCCATCTTGTCCTTGATTTGAATTACCTGGTACAGATCCATTTCCGCCTCCGCCAAGTCCGCCAGCGCCAATACTTATACCATTATTACTTGCACCAGCTCCTCCGCCAGAAAAATAAACTGAACCACCACTAACTTCTCCAACAGAGTTATTAGTAGCTATTGTAGTGCTAATTATAGTTTTTGTTATTCCAACTCCACCTGTTCCAGTTGTTCCAGGTTGTCCAGAACCTCCACTTCCGCCAGCACCTCCTCCGCCTCCAGAAGATCGGTTAGTAGAAATACCATTTCCACCTGGATTTCCTTGTCCACCAATACCAGATCCTGCTGGGTGATATGCAGGGTTTCCATTTCCTCCGCCACCACCACCAGATGCTCCAGGTTGTCCAGATACTCCTCCAGCGTCATCACCTACACCACCCTGACCACCAGTAACTGCGGTACTACTAATTCCAGGAATTACAGATGAACCTCCGTTTCCTCCAACAGTAATTGTATATGTAGTATCTTCAGGTGTAATTGGAGCTGTACCGGAAAAATGTCCTCCAGCTCCTCCGCCTCCTCCAACATAAGTGCTTGTTCCTCTTCCACCTGCTACTACTAAATAAGTAAGTGTGTACGGATCTCTTTTTTTAACACCAGCGAAACCAAAGCCTCTTGAGGATCCACCTGCTCTTGAACCTAATATTGGCATTTAAACTCCTTCCTATGCAAATTGTGTTTGCGATGCTAATACAGTATATGTATTAGCTGCAGTTTTAATTGCAGTAAAAGTATAAACATCAGAGCTATCTGTATTTCCTCCTGTAGGAGCAGAACCTCCTTGCCATACTGGAGTTACAGTTGATCCATCTATTTGAATTACATTTGCATAATAAGCAGTTGCTCCTTGAGGAACAACATGTGCAACTGTTATACTTTCACCATCATCTAAAAAAGTATCTAAAGTAACAGTAGAGTTACCTCTTAAATTAAGAGTCCAATTAGCAGAAGCATTAGAAGTAAAGTTTTGAACAGCCCCACCAATAACATCAAAATCAATTGTACCTGTTGCAGCTGTTGCTGAAGTATTTACTTTTTCAGCTAATTGTTGAATTTTACCACCACCATTAAAAGTTACTAAACCATAACCATTAGGTGTTAATGTTAAATCTGTATTAGTTCCATTTGTTGCGGTAATAGCGGGAGCAGAACCTTGAATATCTACAGTATTTCCAGTTGCAATTAAATTAGTTCCAGAAACATTTCCTGAAGAAGTTACAGATGTCATAGCTATATCACCTAGATCAGCCATTACATCAACCATAGTAGTTCCGTCAGTATAAACTAAAGTTTTTGCACCTTGTTTTAAAACTACACCTGTTCCTCCAGTAGGACCGAAAGTTAATGTTTGACTTCCTGTAGTATTATTAAATACTGTATATTTAGTTTCTACTGCATCAGTAAAAACGTGAATGTCTCCTGTAAGAGCACCTGTAAATTCTAATACTGCATTATGTACTTGGTCATCTGTTGCTGAATCGTCTGTATTAGTTGTAGAATTATTTGAAGTTAAAGTAACGTTAGCAGAACCTGCAACATCAACTGATTGATAACCTTTTACTGATGAATCAATTCTATTAAAAACATAATTAACTAGATTACCCCAAGTACCTGAATTTTCTCCAGAAGCTTGTCTCTCTAATTTTAATCTCGATGTATAACTTGATGGCATAATTTTTTATACTCCATATTTTAATTAATGTAAATAATATATATTTGTCATCATTTGTCTAGTGAATATTAGTCCAAGTTTCAACAATATTTCCAGTAATTGGATCCCAGAATTTAAGAGTAGCAGAGCTTACATTTGCTTGATTTCCAGTCATAGTTAAGAAATTATCAGATTTAGGTACAATACTAGCAGAAGATACTGTTATACCATTTCCAGTAATATTTAAAATTTGTTCTGTACTTAAACTAATAGTATTTACTGTAGTAGTTAATTCTTCTCCAGTTATAGGTATAATATTTTCACTTTGAGTTGTAATACTATTAGAAGTTATTGTTATCTCTTGTCCTGATACATCAATAAAGTTAGCCGTTCCAGTTGTAGAGTTTCCTACTTCTACATTTGCTTCAAAACTAGGAGTAAAAATATCAATAGATCCACCAGCAGATACTGCAAAACTATTTACAGTAGGAGTTAATTCTTCTCCTGTCGCTATTACATTAGCATAAGCAATAACATTTTCTTCTCCTTGAGAAATTACTAATTCCTCTCCAGTAATTAAATTAGAAGTTGATCCTATTACAATAATATTATTAGCAGAAGTAGTTAATTCACCAGCTGTGCTAATTGCAAATACATTACCATTTCCAGTAAGAACATAACCAAGACCTTCATTCCAAGCTCCGGTATTATATTCTTCTCTACTCCAACCAAATCCTAAATTTAATTCTGGTGTTAATTGACCAGTAGTGCTAATTTGAACAAAAGCAGAAGGTGCATTATTCCATATAGCAGATGACCATGTACTTCTATTCCATCCTGTATTAATTACAGCATTAACAGTTACTCCATTAAGAGAACTATTTAATTGTTGGCCAGTTATATAAGCTGTTGTACCTGGAGCATTCCAAGGCCCTGCACCATATTCTGCATGAGACCAACCTGCTTGAATATCATCTTCAACAACAGTATTGCCTAATGCAATAGAAGCTTGTAAACCATTTATGGCAGCTCCTGAATACGCATCGTTCCAAGAACCTAAGCTCCAATCACCTTGGCTCCATGTACTTGCCATAAGGATTTACCTCCTTATGCTATTCTTATTAAGCCGTTAGTAGCGTCTGCGTTTGGAAACTGTAACTCAAATGTACCGTTAGTAGAAGTTTTTACTCCACCAAAATCTAATACTGCAATAGCAGAATTACTATTATTTGCATTATATATTAATGCAGCTTGAGCAGAAATAGTTGCGTTTGCCCAAGAAACATTATCTGCATCAAAAATAGCAGTTGTTCCATCTGTTGAAATTACTACATTAGTTAGTGTTTCACCGCCGATAACATAATTTGTACCGCTATCAGAAATTTCATTAGCAGTAATATATGCAGCAGTGTTTTGGTCGAGAGTTGCAGTACTGTCGTAAAGCGCACACTTTAATGTCTGAGCTTCTAAGTTTCCGCCAGGCGACATTAAGTCTTGCTTAAACGATACTGTAATCGCTTGAGATATTGCCATATTTATTGTCCTCCAGTTAATGTGTTTTCGCCTAGTGGACTACCAGGAAACTTGTAGTCAGTTCTTCTGTTTCTACGAGCTTCATTATTAATAGCAGCCACACTTTCGACATACTTTTGTTTGTATATATTATAGTCTTCCATGTTCTTTGTAAAGAGATTTGCTTCAGATAAACAACCATATAACATAGCATCGGAAGCATTTTCAGTATACCAATTAGTAGTATTTGTGTTAGACAATGGATTAATTCTACCTTGATAACCAAGTTCCATAGTATAAGTTGAATCAGGTGTTGGAGCTACATATAAAGTTGTATCATCAAAATTAGCAAAATATCTAGGTTGAGATGTAATAGAAGCATTAGGCCAATATTCTTGTAAATATTCTAAAGGTTTAATTTCTAAAAAAACTCTATTACCATCACTATCTATAATATTTAAATAATTTAATAACATAGGTTCAATTGCAGATGGTAAAGTAATAAATCTGTCTCCTACTGACATAGAAGAAGTTACATTTTGATTAAAACCTGTAGGATCTATTTCTCTAGATAATTTTTGTTGAGTATTACCTATAAAGGTATCTAATTGCGCTGTAAAATCAGTTCCTGTATTTTCTGCCCAAACTTGAATATCATTCTTTAGGCTGCTGTATGTCATTGGCATTTTGTTTTTCCTCTATTTTAAATTTACTCCATACATGACCTCTAAATGCATAAGTTCCATAATGCGTAAGAGGACTATGTACATCAGCATATATTTTTCCACCTATTTTTTGCCACAATCTGCAAAAAGCATAATCTTCTGATAAATATCTATTACTTTTTTCATCAATAATACAGTCAAAAAATGCATAACAATTGTCGCTTGAAAATCTTTCATTATTAATTATTTGATCAGAAGTATATTTAAGATTAGGATAAGCTTCTATCATTTTATAAAATACTTCTTTTTTAATACACATAAAACCTGTCGCTGCATCTAATACTTCAGTAAATCCATTTTTTACTTCTATATTTAGTGGATTAGCAAAATTTAAATTATAGCCTAAAGCTTTTTGCTCTAAATTTTCGATATTATTTTCTTTTATAAAACTATCTACAGATTTCCAATCTATCGATTTTCTAGGATAAATTCCAGCACATACATCGTAATCACTATTTAATAATCTCCATATAGCTTCTCCTCCAAAACCTATATCGCTATCTATAAACATTAAATGTGTAAATTTATCTGGATCTTTTTTATCCGCATCTAAAAACTGACTTACTAAAGTATTTCTAGCTCTAGTAATTAAACTTTCATTACCCATGGTATTTAAGTGCATTTGAAAACTTTTTTTATTTGCCATACCAACAGTATTTAAAATACCATGCATATAAGCTTCTGTTAATTGACCGCCATAGCAAGGAGTTGCGATCATAACTCCTAATTTTTTTTGATTTGTCATGTAGACACTGTAACACTTCCTAAAGCAGTTTGTAACAAATTTGTGCTTGCTTGT